GCATCGTTTCCTGGGTGCTCAATTTGGGCGGATGCGCTTTGGTAAAGTGGAGCGGTGGGTGCCCCTTTTCGACCCCAGCCGGATTCTTGACGCTCTGCGTTATACAATACGCGAGATGAGCCAAGATCAGGAGCTGTCGAAGGTGTACTCACTTGTTCTGCTTTCGTGGCCAAACGAAGGCCTTTACAATCACTTGTGCCAAGTTTATGGACTCATGTTGGATGTTGCTGAGGAAACTCCCTACGTGCGTAAAGCGCGTGTGCGGGGCATCCCCTCCACAGCCGACATGCGGTTCTTTTACACGGCATTGGAATCAAGCACAGTGGGCGGGTTGGAAATCCCTGCGGAGGTAGGAGGCCACAAAATTGTGCAGAGTGTTCCAATGAATGGAAAAGGACACAGCAAAGCCGCGACGGGAGAAATCCAAGCAGCTCTCACTCGACTCAGAAATTTCCAAAGAACTCTCCCTGGTCAAGGAGGAGTTTCTCCAGGAAAAGGACGAGTTGGAGGAGCTGCACCGACAGTTCACGTCACTAACAAGGGAAGCGGACCAGCTGCGGGGGCAACTCCAAAGCGGGTCGGTCCCGCCACCGCAGAGAAACGAAGCGAACAACATCCTGTCCAGCGTGGCGCAAACAGTGAGCAGCATCTTGCCAATCATCGGGCCGTTATTCGGTCTGTTGTAGGTACGGCGCCGCACGCGGTAGCGCTACTGCAGGCAGGGTTGGACGAACGACTCAAGGTGAACCCCACGCTAACACGCGCAAATGTTTTCAAAGCATGCAACTGGGCGAAGCAGAAGAAGAAGCACACTGAGGCCGAGCTGGCGAAAGCCAAAGCTTGGTCTGAAGGGCTGATTCCAATTGCCGCCAAGCGCACGCTGACGACATCACGCATGAATGCGCTCCACAAGGAAGTGGGGGCTTGGATGATGAAAGCACTGCTCGAAAGGGCGGAGTTCAAATCGTCAGGTCCCGACCCGAAAGCTCTCGAGGGCTTTTCCCAACGGCACAAAGAACTTGTTGCCCTTATGGAAGGCCACGAAGTTGAAGGCCAACACTTCGAAGCGGAACGGGGCAAGCCCGAGCCAGTGTCCGTCGCCTTGAATCTCAAAGGCAAAATGGTGCATGAGGAGGAGCGAGTCTCTCAGAATTCGGATGAAGTAGTTGTGACCGGGTCAGCCTTTATTGGCTTCGTTACCTCTGATGTCGTCGTGACGTCTGGTGGTTTCGAGACCCTGGTCATTCCGCTGAACCCGTCTATGCTGGGGACTCCTCGCCTTGTGCTCTTTTCGCAACTCTACGACTTGTTTGCGTGGGACGAGCTCATTATTGAGACTGTTTCGATGGCACCAACGTCGACGCCAGGAGGCTTTATGGGCTTCTGCGACGCCGACGTGCTTGACGAGCAACTCATTTTTGAGACCGGCTCAAACGTCATCCAAGCCGGAGTTGCCGCTCCTAACAACCAGATTTGGTCCGCGTTTGCGAGCTCGCAGGTAGGGATTAACTTCCCGCAGCAAGCTTGCTATTACACGGCCAACACCGACAACCCGAACTTGATGGTTGCTGGCCTGTTTCATGAGGAATCGATTGGGGCTGTCGCGGCCTCCTTTCCTTTCCATCTGGTGTGGTTGCACTACAAGGCGCGGTTTTTCCAGTCTTCTGGAGACCGCGCTCTGCAGACAATCCCGCCTCTTATCATAAACCAGGGCATCACTATCTCGTTCGTTGGTGTGGCGCTCCAGATCCGTGGAAATTTTGCAACACCCCTGGTCAACTTTTCAGGTGGGCTGCCCCTAATCGGGTATGTCTACCGGGGAACCATTGTGACTGTGAATAACGGTCCTAATGCGGCCACGTGGTGTAAAGTGTTGGTTGGTCC